ATGTATCTTGCTAGTGCAGATGAGGTTATCAAACAACATCAACAGATATATAGTTATGTTGAGGGCAAAATGCAAAAAATAAGATTAGGTTTAAAATCTTATAGAACCTTTGACCAAGCAAAACAATTAGCTGACAATGTTGGTGTTGTTTTAAATGAAACAATGTTAAATGAGAGTTCAAGTCTTGCTCTTTCAATTTACTCACCAGATAATCTTGCGAGTTTATTAGAAGATAAAGTTGAACCAACAAAAGCAGAGAAGATTGCAATAGCAAAAAAACTATTACAACAATCAGTAAATAGTTTAAATTAATTATTGACAAGGTAGGGACAATCCTATATTGTCCCTACTAGAAAGGATAATTAAATATGACTAAATATAAAAAATACAGATGTGTAGAATGGCAACCTACTTGCAAACAGTTAGAGGCTTACTATGGCTACTAAAACATTTTACATAACTTATTGGGCTAACAAGCACAAAAAGCACATTACAAGACGTGGAAAGCATGATGAAAAAAGCAGATATGGCACATCACAAAAAGGTGTCCCTTATTATGTTTATTATGACCTAGACGCTCATGGATATAGAACTGCCAACACTGCGTGGAAAGTCAGGCACTAATGAGCGACTATCAATGGTGCCATGGACCAGAGTGTCATACACGTAAAACAACAACAAGGGTTCGTGGTGTCAAGGGCTCTAAAGTTTTAAGAACGCGTAAGATACCTTATAATTCTCATTATGAGAATTATTACACACCATATAAATATTTTTGTGATCAGACCTGTTTGCATGATTTTATTAGAAATCATATAGAGGAATTTGTGCAATTATACCCAAGGACCGAGCCACTCGAAACACCGATAGAGATAGAAACAATAAACCACCCAGAGCAAACTCACAAATGGGGTTGGGTACAAAAAGCGTGGACAGAAAAAAAAATAAAACAAATTACAAGTTAATCATATGAATAACCCCTGGCGCTAACGCGCCAGGGGTCCCAGACTAAATCCAAAAATCAATTATAAGTTGTATGGGGGCCCCCCTTTTTGCAAAAAGGGGTCCCACTACTGTAGGTTGTATAGCTTGATTTAGACAGTTATACCTGGTAAA